AGTTTGAGCGGTTCCGCTATTTCCGTTGTACAAAGTCACATCCATCGCCGTTGAACCATCGGCAATCGTTGGGTCCGTCAAATTCTGGGTGCAGAGTGACTTGTGGTTTGTTGGTGGCGTGTACGCAAATGGGCGTTGGCCGAAGTTAACGGTCCAGCCAAATGATGCCGCCGAACTATACGTGCCAACAGTAGGACTAAATTCACCGGACAATCCAGTAAAAGCCGTACCTTGACTTACGCCATTCTTGTAAAAAACAAGGTTTCCAGCGTCTAAATCAAAAGCAACACCTATAGTATCGCCGTTTGTGTAACTAGCTCCATAACTGGAATCGCCATTACCATTGAATTTATTACCTGTTTGCAGATAAGAATAACCTCCAGAGTAAAAACCAATACCATAAGCCAAGGCTTGGTCTGTTTTAATAATTCCGAGTTCGTGGTAACTACTTGAGCCAGAAACAGTAGCTTCAAAGTACCACTTACCGCTGCTCACAGCAAAGGTTGCGTCAACGCGCCCTTGACCAGACGAGCTTGTATTAGAACACTCTAAGTTTCCATTAGATAGGTTGATATTTGTTTGGCTACTTTTATCTAGAGGGTTGAGCGTGCAATAGTTGCCACCGTTATTGCCGGAATCTGCTTCGTAGTTCGTCGGTGTGTCGATTAGGCTGTCAATAGCTGATTGATCTGGCTTACTGGCAAATGCCATGTAGATGTAAGAACCACCGCTAGTGTTTACACTGCCGGTATTGTAATTAAGCTGAAAGCCATCACTATGGAAAATAATGGGAGCAGTGCCCTCAGCTTCGCTCGTGTTCCACTTAAGGTCTTTATCTAAACTTCTCGCAGAGTCATATACAGTCCAGTTGCCAGTAGAATCAGTGCGCTTGACTACAACTAGTCTGGGTTTAAAGCCGGTTACAACCTTAGGACCAAGGGTGGTAGAAAGCCCAGAATAGGTGCCGAACTTGCTAAATCCGCTGACTTCGGTCCAACAATAAGCGACATAGTTGTCAGATGAATTATTGGTCGCGCCTGTGTTGCCGATTGTAAAAACAGAGCTGCTTGGTGTGGTGCTATTCCACCAGTTATATCCAGTGTCAGTAGCAGCAGTAGTTAGTCGAAGCGCACCTGTATTGCCAACTGACGCATGGTAAGCAACCATTATGTCGGTACCGGACCTGTTTTTGACCAATATAAATTTAGGGACACTTCCAAGACCATGCCCAACAGTTGCACCTGCTGATCCAGTGCCAGTGTATGTGACAATCGAAAAGCCGTAAGTTGTATTTCCACTTACAGAGCTTGTGATCGTGCCATTAGTATTCGATGACGCCGAACCACCTGCTTTCCAACACCAGGCGACATAAGTGCGGCCAGACTGATTTACAGCATTATTAGATCCAAGACTAAAGCCGCTTGAATCAAACGAAGTCAAATCATTGCTACCGGCTGAGCCCTCACTAGCGGTTGAGTTCGACTGCAGATCTGCGCCTGCGCCACGAACGACATCAAACACCATGTTGTTATGAGCACCATTATTATTCTTAATCCAGACAAGATCAGGTTGAAAATTTAAGCTTGAGATCGATTGTGTGCCTCCGTTACCGGAATACGTAACAGCATCAAAGCCTTGATTAGCTGTCGAAAGACCTGGAGCTGATCCAACAAGGTTGTTCGGAGTCCAATCATTACTACCAGCGGCGTCAGCGCCTAGATCAGAGGTGTCGCTGAAATCGAGGTGGAAACCATTGGTGCCATACGTTCCAGAATATGCCTTCGGGTTCCAGTTGTTGTTATCGTCGGTTTCACCGAAGTCAGTCGGCGCAAGTGCTTGACCGTCGATGAAATGTACGTCGGCTAGGTAGCCGTCAAAATACTGAGAAGGACCGGGTGAATAACGACCTATATTATGTTGAAAAGCGCCGTTAACTGCGTGATCTGTATCCTGTGCTGGCGCATTATTGGTATCAAAATCATTAACTTGTTGACCATTTATGTAAAATTTAATTCGATCCGACGCTGTGGACTGCGTAACGTCAAAAGCTACTACTAAATGGAAAAAAGCGCTAGGATCTCTAAAAACTTGAGATGTAATTCTCCAGTTAGTACCCCAACCGCTGATGATTAGCTTGTTGGCGGAGCTAAATCCTAAAAGTAGATAGCCGGTGTCACTTTGGCTTGTGTATGCGTCAAACAATCGGCTATCACTTCCAAACTTGCTTCTTTTTATCCAACCGCTCCAAGTCCACGTTTTGCGATTGCCTGCAGACGACGGCGTTCTATCCAGATATGCACTATCAGCACTGTTAAACCGCAAGGATCGTGAAATCTGGTACGCCGCTGCTGCTGCCGTTGTAGCCAACAGCAAAGGTGAAGCAGCTCCAGGAATACTCATGAGACGTTCAGCAGCGAAGTGACCGTAATACGGGTCGCACTCTCTACATAGTAGGCAAGAACATCAACAGCACTAGCCGTTGTCGTCAAAGTCGGTGCCGTTCCACCAGCAAACTTATACACCGTGTTGTATGCAAGCGTCCTAGAACCTGTGCCATCCTGCGTGACCACAATCACACCAGATTGACCAGCAGTAACGTTTGTTGGAGCGCCCAAAGTACGGTTGCCCGCAAGCGTCACGGTGAAGTTATTGCCAAGACTTAGGTCAACAGCAATCGTTGCCGCATCCGTCAATGCAACAGGCGTTCCGCGTTGTGCTTTCGTGAAGCTCTGAGCAACAGCAAGACCAGCAACAGTCGTCGTTGCATCAGGCAGCGTGATTGTCCGATCAGCCGTTGGATCGGTAACGCTCAAAGTCGTTTCAAACGCGTCAGCTGTTGCACCTTCAAACACCAGACTTGCGTCAGTGCTGATGTTGCCGACAACCTGCAACGTCGAATCAAACGTCGCCGCTCCAGTGACGTCCAGCGTTCCAGGGATATCGACATTGCTGGTGAACTCAACGCCGGTTCCAGCAGCATCGGTCTGCAGCAGTTGACGTGCAGTACCGTTTGCAAGCTTGCTAACTGCAATCTCAGCAGTTGCACTGATGTCTGCGTTGGCAATCGTGCCATCCAGAATCATCGCGCTGGTAACAGTCCCTGTATCACCAGTGGTGATCAGGGTGCCCGAGATATTGGGGAACGTGATCGTGCGGTCAGCAGTTGGATCAGTGACCGTCAGCGTGGTTTCGTAATCGTCGTCAGTGCTGCCTTCATAAACAATCGTGCCAGCTGCACCGATTGAAATGTTTCCGGTAAATGAAGGGCTAGCGAGGCCAGCTTTTTCTGTGTCAAGCTCTTGGATTGCAGCCTGAACATCAGTCGCCGCAATGTTGCCAGAAGCGGTAAAGCTGATATTCGCTGCAGTCTGACCGGCGATTGCGTTTGAAACGTCAATCAGCGTGAAGTCAGCACCAGCACCTGTGGACAGCAACATGTCCGGTGGTGCCAATGCAACTGAAGGCGCAGCACCTGAGCCCGTTCCAGAGACAGAAACAACGACGTAATAGTTTTGGTTCGTGCTTGCTGGAGCGGGAAGTGCTTGTCCACTTGTAAATCCAGCTGCACTACCTTCACTAGTTACGCTGTCCAGCAGATTGGTGCTGGCGTCATACGTTCCAGCAAGAATCAGGTTGCCGCTAATAACCGTGATCGGCAGATACGCTGATCCCGTATGGATGTAGAGATCTTCGTTGAGTTCGTCAAAAAAGAACTGGCCCTTAAAGTCCGCAGTCGGGAAGGTGACGACGTTATCTGAAGCCCCAGCACCACCAAACTTGGTGACAGACGAATCAGCCAGCTTTGCAGCCGTAATTGCATCACTAGCAATCAACGCACTGCCAATCGTGCCAGACGTAAGCTTGGTGGCCGGAAGATCTGGGATGTCAGTCGCATCAAGCGTGTCACCAGTTGTGACGTGACCTTGAGCATCAACCGTGACCTTCGTGAACGTTCCAGGTGTTGCAGTATTGCTGTGGTCTAGGTTGCCGCTGGCATCAACAGAAAGTCCCGAACCAGGAATGACACCGCCAACTGCAGAAGCTGTTGCAATCGGCAAGTCTGTAGATGTAAGCGTTCTGCCGCCAGTAATTAGACCCTTGGCGTCATAGGTAACGACGTGGTGCGTGGTGCTAGCGGTGACGTCGTTGTCAACTTCAATGGTGTTGGAATCCATCCGGAGTCCTTCACCGTTGACGACTACACCACCTTTTGCACTTGTGGTTGCAACAGGCAGGTCAGAACCATCAATCGTCCGATAAGCAGCCGCACCAGCACCACTGGTTGGGCCAGCAAGAAATTGGTTTGCAGCACCGGTGTCGTTGACACTGGCGGCAACTGTGACCGTATCGTCAGTCTTTGTGACGGTGATATCAACAACGCCAGCTGTGTCGCCCTCAACAGTGTTGATTGAACCGGGAGCTTTTATGTTCTCCCAAGCGGTGCCGTCCCAGCAATAAAGGCTGTTGTCGTCGGTATCAAGTGCAAGTTGACCGTTAAACGCACCAGAGACTGGCAGCGTCGTAACTAGATCAACGGTTGATTCGTTCGCAAGCTGCGCTGCCGTGATTGCATCGTCTGCAATTTTTGCAGTGGTGATCGCATCGTCAGCGACACCTGCTGTTGGGATAACGTCTGTGCCGTCTGCGTTGAATAAAAGCTTTTTGCCAGGAACCGTGTCGTCAGCAATTAACGTGACGCCCTTCTCGACTAGATCTTTAACCGTTAGCTTCCTAGTGGCGCTTGCGCTGATGTCAACAGCAGGTAGAACATCTAACGAGTCCAGGTCCGCAGCCGTAAGAGCGGTCAGTTCAGTGATGCGAAGGTCTGACATTACTGAAAACTCCTTACTGGCTAGGGCGCAGCACCAGTCATGTTATGCCAAGCTTAGCAGTGCTGCCTGGCTTGAGAACCATTGACGTTCCATCCTCATTGAGGAGCTTGACTGGCGGTTCTGTGACCATACGAAGCTGAATAGCTCCTGTCGTAACAAAATCTGCTGCAATTTCGACCACATTGTCTGGGGCAAACTGCACTGCAGCAGAAGTAAGCATTCCCTCTATGTCGTAGAAAACAAGATCGTTTGCTCTTGCCGACACCCCGCTAGGGTTATAGTCATCAACTTTTAAGAAAAAACGTCCTTTAAAATTACTGCCAACTTTTGTTCTTAGGACTAATTGAAGGATGTAATTTGGCACCTCACGCGTGGTGTCGCCTGTGTATTCCCAGAACGCGCTGATTCTTCCCGATCCAGAAATAAGGGTGCTGATGCGGTTGCGAAAATCGTCAGACAACGTAGTTGTGTCAACGGTTTCGCGCTCCGTATTAAGTTCAAAACTCTTGACTTGCGCAATAATGCGAGCATCATTTAATATCTCGACCTTGACACTTAAATTGGACGAAGGCTTAGTAAGCGTTTCAGCATCAGCCTGCGTACCATTGACGGCCTTTGCAAACGTGTCATAAAGCCTGATACCATCTACTGTATCAACGTGAATATACTTTTCAGTACTTTTTTCTGTGCTGCCAGAAATTAAACCTAAAGAACTGTCGGCTGTAATTTTTATCTTGTCACCAGTCACCAAGTCGCCGTGCAGTAATTTATGAAAGCTAAACCGTTTTTTAGTTGTATCAACATCATCACTCTTGAGTTCTAGCTCAAAAAATGGAGTAGCAGACTGGCGCTGCAACTCAATCGTGCCGTGAGTACCTAGATAAACAGTCATGAGTCAAACTGCGCTTCAGTAAGCGTTCCATCGCCCTGAAATGCAATTTCGGCTCGCATAATGTCGCCGGTAGCCGCTCCAATCGAAGCACTCGTGATGTAAGCCTTAATCTTGATGCTGCGTGTTTTACTGCCGTTATTGAACCTAAACTCCATTTCTTTTTTGTCGTCAGTAGTTACGCCATTAGAATCCTTGGTAAATATCCTCTTTAAAACTTCTCCGGCTGCTATCTTTTTGTTGTCGTCCTCGTAGTACAAAAGGGTTGCGCTTCCGCTGTAACCCACCACTCCAGGGCAGTACCTGCGGTCATTATCGCCCAGAGTGGTGGTCTCAAGCGTCTCTAAATTCGACTGGATCGAAAAGTTGGCAACCTTGGCAATGGTGCTGCCGTTATGCCTTAACTCGCCGTCTCTGCCGGTATAAAAATGCGCCATTAGGAGGCACCAAGGACGCCAATCAAATTCACTGTAACAGTACTGACGCCAGGGCGCACCTGCGTCAACTGAGGTGGACCTTCATAACGCCAGCCTGCGCTATACGAACCAGCATCAATCGTGTTTGTAGAAGCTTTTGGCGTTGCAGTGCCCGTAAAAATTGTAGGAACCGCAGTAATTGGCACCTCTTGAGACGCGAGCGCGTTTGTTTGCGCTTGCTGGTTAGCCGAAGTTGCGTACAGGGCAACCTTCATGACAGCGGTCTGAAAAGACAGAGTATCTTTCAGCTTGTTATTTGTAGCGCTAACAGCCGTTCCAGTGAGCCCTGTAGTCCCGGTCAAGGATATGGGACTAGTTCCAATTAAGGTGTCAAAATCGCTTGCCGAAACCCCTGTAACTCTCCAGTAAAACGTACCGCTTGGTTTAGAAGGGTTTTTAAAATCAACACTAAACGTGTCTCCAGCTACAAGTGAAGCTGGTTTCACAGTTACGGTGTACCCACCAGTTGAAATACGAGGGCCAGTCCCAACTCCGTTCCAACCCGTTTTTGCTCCGTCTGCTGTCCCTACTGAAGCAATGCTAAAGGGGTTCAACGTTCCAAACACCTCGTCGTAGTGGTCGATAAACTCCTCCGCTTGATGGTCGAAGATGTTCTGGTACGTCAGAGACATCTTCTGCCCAGTACGCCGACTGCCATAAATAATCCTGGTCTCGACGCCGTTTTGCGACGTAAACGTTTTGATCGGGTAGTCCCCGGCTTCAAACGTACGGGAAGTTGGGGCAAGTGTTGGGAAAGGCATTAGGCGTCCTCAACTTCAAACGGAGCTTGCTTCGATACTAGCTTCGCAATCTTGCTGACAAGCTTAGCTTTGTCCTCTGTGCCTTCATCATCGCAAGGGTGCTCAGACGCAACAATGTCAACAGTGCCCTCCTGAGAGAAAGTCAGCTGCTCAACCACGTAAATGTGCTGATTGACCCTCTCGTCTTTAATTGAAAAGATAACGTCGTAATACTCGCTTTCTTTTACCGTGCCATCACTATTGATAGTCATCTGGCCGTCTTGAATATCATCTGAACCGGACTTGAAATAAGTGATGTCATAGGTTTTGTTCCCCTCCAACTCTTCAACACTCGTGACTACGCCTGTTGAGCTAACTGTTCCAGTTCTTGCGTTGCTGTAAGGAGACGACTCCGTGACGACTTTGATGTACGAACCAGCCTTTAAGCTCAAACCATGCACTGTGGTTGAAAAACTGATCGTATGAGTAACGTACCTGCGAAGCGCCAAGAAGTACTTGGCAACCATCACGGCATGATCCTCAGACGTACAGAACTGCGTCAAGTCGAACTGCTCTTCTGGCAGTGCTTCTAAATCGTCAGTCCTAGAGTCATTTTTAAGCGTTACCTCTACAACCTTCTCTTCAGGCAGCTGGTTTCTTGTCTCTTTGCGATAACGCATGACAGCCTTGAACGGCCTGCGCTCCTCACTCCGCAAAAACTCAAGCTTATAGCTGTCCTCAAGGATGTTACCGGCAGTGAACAAATGGTCATAGACGATCTCACCCGTGTTGATTTCGCCGCTCTTCTCAAATACAGGAATGGCGGGCTTAAGGGAGAACTTGCCGTCTGTTAAAACAAAGTTGCACAGGAAGTATGGAGCGATTTCCGTGATGTACTGCCTAAGGTTCGTCCGCTCCACAATCACTCCATTGAAGAACAGCTTTTGTTTAAACAAGAAACGAGACGTGGCAATAAAATCATCCACCTCAAGCAAAGACGCGTTGTCTTTGGTCATGTTCATCAACGCACCAGCGCCACCCACCTGATCGGTCAGCAGGTAGTGAACAAGATCAGTGAAGAGGTTGCTTGGGCCGTAATCTTTTTTGAAAGTATCAGTGTCGAAGGCGTAAGGATTTCCGTTGGTTTTATTTAAACCGGGATGCAATCGCTTAACGTGCAGGCCGCTAGGAATCCAGCAACGCATCTGATCAAGGCTCGTAAAATTACGACTTGCTTTCAGGGCTAAACCAGCCATCGTCAGGTTATCGTATACAGGAATTTCTTCGTTAGGCATAATCTCGTTGACATACGCAATCGTGTGCTCAGGCTCTGATTCATTTGATTTCTGCACTAAGCCTCTATAGAAACTGAGGTCTGCATACTGGCTTTGTTTTTCAAATATTGTCTGGCCGGTAACTTTTACTTGCCGTGGTACTTCTTTGACGTTGTTTACGACATACTGAAAACCAACCTTGTCGTAAACCGTGTAGTAGGGGTTGTTGATGTCGATGCTTACGACATCATTAAAACAATCGCCTTTGTTCCAGTTTGACGTGGTGTCATTATCTTCTACGACTTTAATTTGTTCAGGATGATTCCAGCCTCTGTCTCGACCAAACTCACTGTTTGGCGTGGATCTTACGGTTGCAGTAAGCTTAAGCTTGATGCTCTTTGAGCCTTTCTGAATTGTACGAAAAACACTTTTCTTTTCACCAACGTCTAATTTTCTTGCTGATCCAAATATTTCATGGTAGAAGGCTTGCACTCGACCGCCGGCTGTTTCTCTTTTGACGACATCTGTGACTTTGTATTTGAACCCAGAAAATCTCATGGCAGTGCCATCTGGGTGGTTGTTTTTAAAGGGGTTGTCGTTGCCGTAGGCCGATTGAGACCCTGATGCCGCAGTAGAATTCAAGCCGCGTTTGACAGTAATAACTTGGTTTTTTCTAAAACCGTATGAGCTTGCAACAACTTCCGCGTCCTTAATAATCCATGTTGTTCGCTGATTGTTGTTGGCACGAGCGTAGTGGCTGCTGCCAAGCTTGTATTTTTCAAAAGTCCAGCCTATTATTATCCATAGGTTTTTATCTGCATCAATTATTTCTTTTGTCTGTTTTCTTTTCCTGCCGCCAACAGGTGTATTAAAGTCATCTGAATTGCCCAAAATTTCATAGGTAAATGCTCCAGTCAAGCCTGGCGTGGAAACGTTGCCCAGCGTCTTACCTTGTTTTTGTATGGCTGCGGCTCTTATAAATGAGCCCTTCTGGCTATCCGGCAGAGTCTCTTTGCGCTTGATCGACTGAGGATACGAAAGCGTTCTTCTTACTCTGTCCGTTCTAGGCTTGCGAATGAATTCCTTGTTGCGACTAATGTCTTGTTTTGTGATTAAGTAGCCAGCTGCCTCAACTTCAAACGTTCCAACGCCTGGCACCTTTACAGACTCTTGGACTATCGGGCTTTCATCGCTAGGAATTGACGCTGACAGGTTGATAAATACTTCGTCCTTAGGCAAAGCACGCAGTTCAGAACCTGGAACCGCCACAAACTTGTACTCAAGCTGCGAAGGGCCAAGATTTTGGGGATGCGTAAAGCGAATAAAGTTGTATTGATCGACAGGCTTAGTGCCTCGTACAACAAAGTACAAATTAATACGCTTAAACTCAAATCGGTTGTTATCTTTATCCCTGCCCGCTTTGCGCACAAACACTTGAAACGCCGAAGCTTTCATGATTGTGCCTGTGTACGTTCCAGAACGCACTGTCACTTCTTCTTTATCAAAATCCTCTAGCTCTCCCGGAGTTGGAACGGTGTTAAAGGCACAAATTCCATTCAAACGCTGAAAGACTCTGCTTCTTAGGCCGACTTCTGTAACGACTACTGGCCTGTTATTCCTGACGAAACCTGTTGCAACTCTGGTAAGCGGGAAAAACTCAGGATCAATTCCATCCTTGGATTCCCCTTCAAATCCGTCAGTAATAAAATCTTGAGCTGGATTTATTGCTTTTGAGTTGCTGACAAGACCAATTCTTTGGTCGCTAGACTCGTCAACATCGACGCATTCCAGCGTGATAAATTGCGTCTCATCATTGTCAGGATCATAGCGGTCAAGACTTCGTTTTTTTACGATCCACTTGGTTCCTCCAATGGCGAATTGTTCGCCTATCTGCAATACCTGATCGGCAGCAATCTGTTCAGACTCAACCGTTGAATTGATGTCGTCTACGTTCTCGCCACCTTTGCTCCTCTTTCGTTGATACTTGTCCTCGTCAATTTTAGAAGGATGGATCTTAAATATGACATGATCGCCCTCTTTGACCTTTACAGTTTTCTTTAATTTTCCAGCAAAATCGTCATCAATGCTGATTCGATTTGTTTCTTGCATTTTACCGTTGCTATCCTTTTCTCTTTCTCGAAGCTGTACTAAGCCCATGCGAGGGCTGTATTGACGCCCTTCTCCGCGCATGTCCTGTTTGCGCACATCATCCAGATCATCTCTTGCATTAGCTTTAACGTTAAGATCCTTGTCGCCAACAATTTTCATGCGGCGCAAAGTTAAGTTAAATGCCTGCTGCCTTTCTGCTTTGGTGTCATCGCTTTGAAT